TCAACGTAAATGGTATCAGGTGCGCCGTAACGTGGTGCAGCGAAAACCTCGGATAGCAACTCTTGGAGAAACTTCGGGGTTGCGGCTGAACCGGCTTGATCGGTAACACTGTCGCTGTTTGAGCTAATCTGCTTGATAACACCGTCGAAACCAAGAGCGTTTGCAGACTCGTCGCCGTGCCACAATTCCCGCTCTACCTTTTGCATCAGACGAAGGGTACCGCGCTCGGTTTCCTCGGCAAGTGCTGTAGGATTAGGACCAACAAGGGGGTTAATGGTAGAAGCCACGTCCGTGATCTCTCGCATTTCCGCCATGTACTTGATCTTGACAAACTTTCGCTCGTACTCGCTCTTATTGGCTGCTGGCTTTCCACCTTCTGCCATGAACGGACTAAGGTCAAGACCGTGGTCTTTAATGACATTGTACTCATGTACAGTCTGACCAACCTGGATCTTTGGAATGTTACGCCAAAGTTGTACGGCTTCCATGCTGTAAGTAGCAGAAGCGAGTACGTTCTCCATGCTCTGTGGCATTAAAGGAGAAAGTGAAGCACCTGCGTCCATGCCTGCTGGTGTTTGATAACCGGCTGTTGTTGACTTCCGAAGAGCGTCGTTCAAGTTATTAAGATCCGCAACTGGGACCATCGAGTTTAAATCTGGTAGGTTCATTGGTTTACTCCTTTAGATCCCTAGTTGATTCTTTACGGTGTTGACATCAACGCCGCATTCTAGTTGTGTAATTGCTTTACGAAGAACAGCCTGACGTGTGTCATTAGTTGAACCCGTCTTTAATTCTTCAAGTGCTTTAGTAATCATCTCAGTACGAGGGTTAACAGTAACAGTCTCAGTGTCCTCGTAAGGAGAATCAACAGTTACAGACTCGACCGACTTTCGTAACGTAGGCTCACCAAGACTCTTCTTAACAGCCTCAACTTGCTCGGTTACCTGCTCTACAGCACCGTATTGTGTGTTTAAGAACGTGCGTACCGCTCGCATCTCTTCGCCAATAGCCAAAAGACCCTTGGCAAGTGCGTCGTTCTGCTCACGAACCTCGGCTAAAAGCGCATCAGCGCCACGGGTTACGGCTTCTGCAACATCTTGCGCTTCCGCAATCATCGCATCCGTGTCCGTTGTGTCGTTTTCTTGCATTGCTTCGGCAATACCGTCTAACGCCTTTTGAAGATCTTCCGTATCTACAGTGTTATCTTCGTCGTATGACGCCGCAATTTTATTAGCAGTGCCCTCTTCGATCCCATTTGAGATCAAGTGCTTCACCAAATCTTCCATTTTGACGCCCTTTCATCGAGGTCGTGGTGGTTGTAATACTAAAGAGTACATTCGCGCACACTGTAGCATTATGCAAGACACAATTTCCTACATATAGGGTGTGACCTATATCTAGGGATTTATGCCCTGCGGTTCGTAAATTACCTAAAGGATTGGGAAATTTTAGTCGCGTAGCGCAATGCTTGTGCAAAACTAATTCCCGAAAAACTGTCAGATAGCATCATGGCTAGTTTTCTGACACTGATTTTAGGGCGTTGTCTCAGTGCCGACATCGCTGCATTTGAGACTTGATTCGACATAGATTGAGGTACCAAAGCAGACATTGACCCGGCACCCATACCTGCGGGTGTTTGGTAGCCTACAGAAGCGGCTGCTAACGATTTAAGAACGTCAAAACGTGCTTCCGCATTAACAGGGTGTGCGGTAATGGCGACATTAAGAACTTTAGATTTAATAATACGCTCTCGCTCTCGCATTACTACTTGACCTTCTACGCTAAAACCTAAACGCCTCTCCGTTTGTGCCTTGGCTAGTGCTTGCGCCGTTTGATAGATCTCGCGTGCCAACGGTTTATGCAGATACAACACGCCCTCGATGCGTGTTGCCGGACTGCCGTTGTGTACCGTAGGCTCAATTAAGTCGGGATGTCCTAAAACAGCGTCCGGTCCTTGTTTGTGCTCGTAATTGAACCACCCCTTGCTTAGAGCGTACGTCCAATCAATGCCTGTCTGTACAATTTTGTCGCCCTGCTGGTCCTTGCCTTCAGTAGATACGATGCCACCGATACGCGCCGTCATAGGCTCCGAGTCGTCCGATTCTCCTTTAACAAGGTTAAATGGAGTCCAAACGGAAAAATAATCTTTATGTTTATTCATTCTTGCTTCCTTACCATCTTTCCGTCTTCTATCGTAAATCCGGGTGGCACAATTACTGTGTCACACCTGCAATTTGGGTGTAGCGGAAAAATCGTAGGTGCCCAATCGCGCCTACGTTTACCTACATTTGTACCATTTTCAAACAATTCCTGCACACTAAAGACCACCGGATTTTGTGACGGTCCAAACAGTCTTATGCAGTCTTCGCACGCATTGCCTTCGTGTATTCGTGCTATTTGCGTATTAGATCCGTAGTCTTCGACCCCTGCAATCACACGCGCATCGTTGTAGGCTGCTTGCAATTCGGTACGGGCGATACGTTCCCAATTGTGCGCGTAATCCCCTGTTTTTTCAGCGAGACGCCGTGCTAGTGCTCGTGCGTCCTTGGCTTCCACCATTTCTCGTGCAGTCTCTTCTCGAATAATGTCTAGCTGCTCTGCTCTCTTGTCCGCGTCTACTTCGCTTACAATCGTCTCGTCGTGCCATTCTTCCATTACCATGTGTTCGAGATCGGCACCCATTTCTTGCCCTAAACCCCTGGCAAACTCCCCTGCACGTGTGACTGCTTGTTGATACCCGTAGATCTCGTAATCTCTTACGCCTTCGGGAATGTCCGGCTTTAAGGTGTTTTGGGTAGAAATAGGAGGTAACGGCTTAGGCATTGCTCCGGGTAGTTTTATCTCAACACTACCGCCTACAAACTGAGGTTCTTGTATGGGTTGATCTTTTAAGTCATTGACCCGATCTGCAACGATACCTGTCCACTGATCCAAACCCCAATTCCGCATTTCTTGGATCTTGTCTAAATCTTCGTGGTGCATTCCGATGTGGTGGTTTACGTGCATCAAAAACTCTAGGTAATCGCACCCCGCACCCGGTACAAGTACCTTGTTTACTTCCCAAGGCTCGATGATACCCGCGTCTATCAACTCTTGTATTCTCTGATCGCCTAAATTAGACGCTTCTTCGCCAAACAACTGCACGAGAAATGCGTCATGATGATCGGTGCAGGTTTCCCGCGCAACTCGACCCATAATTCCACGCGCAATACTACTCATTATCTTCGTTCAGACTTTCGACTCGTCTAAGAATATCTAACCGAAGCTGCATTAGCCGGTCTTCGTATATTTGAGATAGTTTCTTGGTAATGTCCTCAATCACCTGTACTTCGCCTATAGGACCGTCGCCTTTGGCTCTCAGTGCCTTCTCTATCCCTCCGCAACACGAAGAGACGCCTGCTGCCTTTAACGCCGTCTGTAGCGCCCAACTAGCCTTGTCACGTACTCTTTGTGATTCTTCGGACAACTCGCCTTCGTAGCTCTCTTTTATTTCTAACTTCATAGCACCTCAACACGTACTGTTTTGAACATGCTTTTCTCTATCTCTTCTTCAGGGGCTTCTTCTTCAGGGGCTTCTTCAGGGGCTTCTTCGTTCCCGCTCAAAAAAGCATCAATGTCAAAGTCTGAATCCGAATCTCCGCCTTCTTCGGGTTCTTCTGAAGACGCTTCTTCTTCTTGTGCCATTTGTTGTTGCACAGCGTTAATGTAGGTTTGATCCAAGATCATGTCTGCCGCCTTCGTCTCCAAAGGCTGCATGTCCCACCGTGCGCGTACTTCGTTGATCGTCATGTAGTGCTTTACGCGCTTTAACTCTTGTTCTAGTTTGTCCGCTTCAGACTTTACGCTAAGACCGCCAAAGGATATTTCAAAATCAGGGTCTATTTTGTTAATTACCCAACGATTAAGCCACGTTTGCTGCGCTCTAAGCAAAGGTCTAAGACCCTTTTCCTTAGATGCGATAATACGTTGTTCGGGGTTCATACTGCCCATACTGCTAGACTGTCCCTCTGCCCCGTAGACAAAGCCTAATTCGGACGAATCCATCTGATACATCGCACATGCAATTTTCATCAAGTACGATGTCCACTGTTGATAGTCCTGCCAGTTACGGTTTTCATTTAGGTTAATAGACTGTAACTCTTCGTTTGCTTCCGGGTCTAGTTGGATTATAGGGGTACGCCTGCTGTTTTGAGCACCTGCCAACATCGAATAAAACTCACGACGAAAGCTGCGAAAAAGCTGCGGATTCATCTTAGACTTAACCGCTAGGATACCTGCTGTACTTAGTCCTACGGAATAGTCATTTGCTTTGTGCATATCTGCATTGAGAATTGCGGTTATTACTCGAATCAATTCTTCTAACTCAGGAAAGCCGTACCCGTTAGACTTTATCCACGAACGGGGTCTTCTGATACCAAAGCCTATTTCTTCTTGTTCAAACGTAACTACTTTTTTCTTGTCTATAATCTGAATGTACCCGTCTCGTTTTAAATCCCGCCTGCCTGCTTTCACTTCTTCTTCTGTAAGCGTTGCTCGTCTAATGGTGCTGGCATCTACAGGTACAATCGCTGCCGGTTTTCCGCCGCGTGTTTTAACTATCTCGAACGTGGCTTGATCGTACACTAGGCTATCTCGTGTAATCATGCGTAGAAACGACTCAAAAGTTAAATTTCCCGTTACGCGCTCGTCTCCGCACGTCTGTAACCACATTGATATATCTCGTGCCTGCCGCTTTGC